TTGCAAAGAGAATGCGCATTGCGCACCCCGTAATTAAAAAGCGAATAAAATGGTGCCCAACACTTATCTTATATAGCGTATTCTCGCTCTTTTACGGGTAACCGTAGGGGGCCGGTGCCAAGGGTCGTAAGAGACTGAAATCATCAGCAACTGCTGTATCTTCAGTAGCGTAACTATCTGGGTTTGGTCCCGCAGTGTTCAAAGAGAACACATAGCTTCTCAGGGCTAGGGGTTGGAGGTACGTTGCCGTACCTGCGGGCGTAAACCCATCATTATTGCAAGCAAACATAAATGCATTGTTAGAATAATAAGGGATTTCAACCTCTATACCACCTGAGGAGTGGGGAAGAAAAGTAACAGAACCTTCCAACTGCTGCCTTACAGCTGAATTGTTCGTTACCGAAACGGAAGGCGTCGGAGTACTGGTCTTGGCAACATCCAAAAGGACGTTGACGTTATCCATAGAAAAGGTAGTTATTCCAGGCATAGATAACCTTTTCTTAATACCCCCATGCATACCGAGGTAAGCCAGGCGTAGGTAAGACAACAAACTCTTGTCAGTGTTTGTGCTCCCCATAACCTGCCCTACCGGATAAACCCTAAAAACACTATAAATGTACTTGGGGCCGGTGTAGGAGTTCAGTGGGATGGGTAAAACAACCATATTCCCATATCTGTGAAGATATCCTCTAAATGAGACGATGTGCTCGCCGTAGGTGTTTTCGCAGCACGCGGTATTATCATATCCAGTAGGATTTAAAAATATCTTAGTAGGCTGCTCACAACAAAACTGATCGTCGCTTTGAGGTTCAATCTTAACCATGCCTTGTTTGAGGGATCTATATTTCTCTCGTTGTTGTAACAACAAGTCTATATATTGGCTACGTGTATATGGTCCTTTTGGGTATTGTGTGCCAAACCATAAACAGTAAACGCTGATCTCAGAAACAATCTGGGGTAAAGATCGCATATCATTTGAGACAGGGAAATTGTAATCTTCTGGAGTCCATCCATGAAGTTTTGCCCTCTCTTGAAAACTTAATTTCTTTCGAGGGACGGGCTCATCTTCCGATTGGTAGAGAACCCTATTAGTCGGAAGATAGGCTTCCGTGGGGTGAGTGATCATAAGATCGGGACACCTAACGTATACATTCACATAACATCCAGCCCCATTGGGAGATTGGAGTTGGGTGAATGGAAAAAACGATAAGTATCCATTAGCTGCCTCATACATACTCAAGGTCGAGGCGCCCAGCGTGCCACACATAGAAAGTGCAACTGAATCTGAAACATTGGTCGCCCATTCACGAGGAAATTGCCAACCAACCTTCAAATGTAACACCGTAGTTTCTTGGAGATCTATGATATGCGTATAATGCTTATTCAGAGATAATCCTGAAGCTATCAGTGCAGCTTGCGCTATGTTAGGTTCCACCGAGACACCAAACTTTCCTTTGTGTTGTGGAGACACAACAAACTGGATCATATATTCCATCTCACCGCGCCACATAGCAGCAGTACTCGCCACAAAATCAACCCAGGTGGGCTGAATACAAGTAGTAAGACCACTGACAGCGCCTACTTTCGCTCGTGGATGTACGGCTATCTCATAAATATTCGTCTGGGGGGCAGTAGCTGTTGACCAATTAAAAGTAGTGAGGAGCGACCATTTCGAGGCCAGATTCTTCACCATCATGTAGTCTTGTGAATCGCCAACTATCCCAGGGTAAATAGTAAGTTCCTGTTTAGGATCCATTGTGAGCCGATAGGATGTATCAACACCGACGAAGTTGGCTGCATTTGAATAGCCAAAATTCTTCATCCGAGAATTGGGTAGGGTACTGGAAGGGTATGAAAATCCCCAAATTGCCGCAATCTTGGCTGCTGTACCAAAAAGCATTTCAGAAGCAAGCGCAAAAGGCGCGATTTCGGGGATAGAACTCAACAAACCGCTAACGTGTGCAATTCGTGTCGAAACCCATTCTATTGGGCCAACGGCTCTTTCATCCTTCTCCTTGACCTTCTCATCATCAGCTTGAGTAGTAATAGTAATAACAGTACCCGAAGGGGGACCTAATTTCACATTGATCAGATGAGCATAAAAATTTATACTCGCATTAGAACTGGTACTAGCAGTAGTCGACAACTGATTGATTGTAGAATACCGCAAGTCCAGCATACGCTGAGCATCCGTAAAGTTTGATCCAGCTCCAAGTGCTGTTGTAGCACTATTATACAGGCGGATTCCATTTAAAGGAGAAATGAAAGGTATGACAAACCTCAATACAGTATTTGCATTGGGATCCAAAACTTGTGCACCAGGCAAACTCATCAGGTATTTTGCAACCTGAATTTGATTATTACCGGAGCTCAATAATGCCGCCAGCAAGGTATTTAAGGGAGCAACTTCCAAGGGAAAAGGTACAGGGGCAATAGCCATTGCACCGTACATAAACTGATTTCCCGAGCAGGAAACATCCACTACCATATCTGCACGTATCATTGAAACATTACGCAGTTTTGCCCTGACCGTAGGATCGTTCAGATAAGTGTCCCATAAACTGATTGTTCCATTTATGTCCGTACCGCTAGTCCACGTTTGTGTTCCTATCTGTACTGGACGAGAAAAGAAATCATCCAAATTCACCCTATTATGAGCAAATCCGGCTACATCAGTATTTGTTTCTACTATACTGGCAACCTTCATATCAGTGCCACTGGTATCCGTAAAGTTCTCCATTCTATCCATGTGTCCTTCTGATGCTGGACCCGAAGATGAGACTGCTCGGTCTTCACTCTGGAAAACAATTTGGTTCAGCTTCTTACATTGCCTTTTGGCATGTGCTATAGACGAGTGTAATTCTTCCCATCTATTCACCAAACCTATGGTTTTCTCAGAGCGAATTCGATATTCCTGATCTGTCCGATATTTATCCTCGGAGCGGAGGTATAATACATCCACTTCAGTAGGATCCACACCTAAACCATCAAGAATGTCATCGAGTTCCTTCAACTCTTCAGACCATTGGACTATAAGATCTTCTAATCTGCGTTCACTGTTCGCCGTGATGTTTACTTCTCCTGGAGTATCACCATTCTCCAGGACAGAGGGGGGTTCCGATTTAAGATTTAGGCAAAAATCGTCCCACATTGTGTCGATGTCTTTGGTATAAAACCTAAGACTCCTCACATCCATTTGGAGTGAGAAAACAACCAGTTCGTCCAAGTCGCGACGTAGTTCCACAAACTTGGAATATTCCAAGTGGAAAAATAATTCACGCAAGGCGGATTTGTAACATGCGACAACCTGGTCAGAAAGAGTAATGGCCTTAGAGGGCAGTATCCACTCCAAACTCTTTACAATAGATGAAACCTCCAATGGTAACACCCATCTATTGAGATCTGAGCGGAACCGCATATTTCGCTTAAGGAATACCATATCCTCTAGGGATGTAAAATCTGCTAACGTATCGGATTTGGTCGCGCTGGTAATTGTCATGCCATAATGATTGCGATAAAAATCAGCAATAACATTTGCATTGAACCACTTAGCGGATTCCTTCACGTGAACTCTCGAATCATCTCCATAAAAACGGGGGCGAACATTTCTAAAATATTCATCCGCCGCAACATGAAGATCAACTCCTCGTTCACCTGACAGAACCACATAAGCGTATAGGTTCATTACAATACCACGCAAACAATTCTTCTCCGCAGTAGCAAAATCTCCCGAGGGGATAAGCCCTGGAACCTGTATCACAACATTGTTGAATACGACAGTGGGCAACAAATTGTTAGATAGCAGTGAAACTACTACCTTCAATTCATTGTCAGAAACGCCACACAACTGCATTACTCGGAATATGATACTAGACATCCCCCATGAAATATCGGGGAGGTTATCCAAATCATAGTCCTTATGATCCCAATCGGACATTAGACTCGAAAATTCGAAATCTGAGAACCAATCGTTACCATCAGTGTGCGCATTCGTTCCTACACACGATCCAATAACGGATCCTAGTTCAACGAATGAAGTAAAAAAGTTTCCTAAAAACATGCGAGAAACCAACAGATCAACTAGCGACATCGCGTAAAACATACGAGTCTTTCCAGACGATATCTTACTCGATGACGTAATTTCATCCTTCAAAGATCCCTTATACACAAATGGAAAATTCTCTCCATCTAGTATATCCCGAATCCTTTTCTCAACTAATTCTAGGAGAACGTCATTGGGTATCAAGAGTCCATCCTCTTGTTCTATGAAATATTCCCGCTTCAAACCTTTAAGGCCAAAACCAGCGGAAGTGGAGGCGTTAATACGCCTAAAGAAGTCATCTATTGGTACACCATTACATGCTTCTACAAGATCAACTCTACCTATTTTCCTGGAATTTACCATTAAAACTTTAGAAAAAACTTGGGAGATTTTTTCCACCACAAGTCGTAATATACCGCGATTGACTCCACATTTTGTGGCAGCCATACGACGCCAAATACGATTGTATGGAACGTAATCCTCACCTAGCTTTTGCGGTTTTATAATTGGTGGACCAAATTCCTTATCACACAACAAGTTGTATTTCTCCAAGATCCTACGAATGCTATTCTTGCGGATACCCTCATTCAACGGAGAGGGTACTACGCCTGAGCGTTTCTGTAAGTTTCCTGGACCTTGCAACTGCCCCAAAACAGTAATATTCCCCATTTTTTCGTGAAACATTACATGCCGGGGATTGTTGGGAGACACTAAAGAGTCCACAGCTGTTTGTTCAATTATGGGCATGAGCGTGGGCTCTTTGCGTGCGATTTCGGACATAGCTCCATGTAACTCCTTAAAAGTTATAGGTTGAGCAAATCCCATATCTTCATATCCTCCAATATGAACGCCTACTATACTTGCTCCTGTGGTTAGTTCCACCATAAGGGGGAGACCACACTTACCTTTAGCGTTCCCTGGATAATGGTAGGTATACAAATGACTAACCATCTTGGAAGTATCTCCATCTCCTAAACTAAAATGATCATTAGACAAAGTTAATGTGGTAGGAGTGTGATCAATGCGCGCCTTTCCAGAACTGGGCAAATAATCCTTAGAAAATTTTCCCGTAATGTCCTTGAAATTCATGCCTGAAACAACTAATAGACACATATCTACTCCAAAAGATACAACATCAGACTCATTGAAAAAAGTGGACACATAAGTGTCTTCAACGTCTCCCTGACTATTGGCGATTCTTATTTCATAATCGCTAATAGAGGGCTTCAAAGTATGCTTATTCATGAGTATTGTACCTCCACGTATTCCTAATATATGAGTACGCATCTGACGTTTTCCATCTGGTTCCTGCCTAAGGACCAACGCTTGTCTAACATTGTTAGATAAATGTCGGTCTAAAACTTCAGCATTTTCCGTGAAAACGTTCATTGGAGGTTTAGGAATGTTGATCCATTGAGTCAAAGTAGAAACTTTCCTACGTTCATTATTATCGGCTTCGGGAAATAGATCTTCCACTGGCATCATCTTAACCTGGGGCTCGATTGGACCAGCAAGAGGTTGAACCTCCGGGTCCTTTTTCTTCTTCTTCTGGAATCCATAATATATGGCTCCAGCAGTGCTCACTACAGTGAGAGCACTAAGAACGCTCAAAATGGCAACATGGTATGTTCTCAAGCGATAATCATGTGGGGCATTACTCTTTACATTTAAGAGATACTCAATACCTCTAAAAAATCTGTTCTTATTATCGCGAAAGCGATGTGAGATAACAGAATTTGCAACATACTCTCCAGAGAGAGACATTGCTGAAAAGAATACACACCATAAACTAATAATAGTCAACACGATACCGCGAGACCACCAGAAAAAGATGAGACTCATGATAAATAGAAATACCGCATAATTGGGGGTATTCATTTTTTCTGAGCCCATTAACAACTTACACACAGACATTTTAACCAGACCAACCGACACATCCCGTACCGCATCAAGAGCTTTAACTACCCGTCCTTCCAAATTGGTAGGACCATCGTCAGCTTGGGCCATAATAGGTATGGGAGTATCCTCATCATAAGGAGAAACAAGCAAATCATCATCCAAAAGTGGAAAATCATCTGGCACATCTTTCTCTTCATCGAGTCCGGTGCTTTCCGCATCCAAGATATCCTCTAACCATGTAGTCACATTATTATCTAAATTTGTAGCACTGAAAGAAGCACTTACATCTCCGTTACGAGCTAAATGTTTTCGAACTTGTAGATACAAGAATCGCGAAAATTCTTGTATATCAGTGAACATTTCACTTTGTGCAACCTTGATTTCAGAAGTATTTCTAAAGCGCTCAAACTTAATCTTCCAAATATTCATCTGCTCGGCTCGGGGAATGTCTTCACGCACCGTGCCAGAAGCATTGATGTATTCACTCTTTAAATTTATTGTGACTCGCCATAAGCGTCTAAATATAGCACCAAGGAACTTATGTGTATCATCAAATCCTAGTGTCTTATTATTTGAGTCTGCTACGATTCCCAAAGGATAGAGGGGAACTCTTCCTTTCTCGGAAAGTTCTGCCATGTTGGCAAAAACTTGCTGGGAATCCACTAGCGACAAAATCTCTTTAACACACGGATCAATGTTGGTCTTAGCAACATCGGACTTTAATTGACCTAATTCCGAAAAATGGTAAATAAAGTGCCGGTGGCTCTGTAAACCATCATGATATTCTGATGCCATATTTCTATGAAAGACGATTGCCTTATCGTACGTCTTGAGACCATATGCTCGTGACATAACCGAATTGCAAATTTCCATAAACGTACTCTTACCTACTCCGGGTTCGCCTACTATCCCTAAAAACACTGGGGGAATACGGGACATGGACATCAACTGGTGCAGGACGCGATCATAACAGTCGCTTCCTAGCGAAATAGTTGACATAACTTGAAATTTTGTATAAGAATCGAATTTAAGCTTGCGCTTCATTCCATCCCGAGATACTATATCTCTACAAAGCTTCAGGTTTTCACCCATTTTGCGTAACCAGTCTCTGGCATCCACATCCAACACGATTCCCTCGCGAGAAATGCTGGTGTCCACGATGTCAGGTTTTTCCGTAACATTGGAAAAATTAATTCGTGTTTCCTCAATCAAACAAATCTTGACCTCTTCTAAACCGCGCATTGCAATACTCGTGGGGAAAAGAGCATTGTATATACTTGTTCCTGAACGGATAGCATCAGCCACACGTATAAGGGACAGCATAGTCTTCAAGCAACTCTTAACCATATGAACATAGGAGGTGTTATCACGGGGTTTTCCAAGGATACACCACAAAACTTTTGCGGTCTCCTTATCAAACAGGTGCAACATCACCAGCCCCAATATGCAATCTTTGAATGCTCCAAATAATGGAGTATTTGTGAGATCATCCATTGAATCGAGGATCTTCTCCGTATCGTCAGTAACGTTCATCACGTTATCCCAAATACCTAATTTTAAATTGATACCTTTGAATTCCTTCGCTTGGTATTCTATCTTTATTGGTTTAGGAACCGCTAATACAACTTCCTTAAGGAAAGTCATAATTAGAGCCGTACCTAAAGCGCCCAAAGTAGAAAATCTAAAATCGGGATAAATGCTATGAATAACACGCTCTGCTGTCAATCCCATACATATGGGATCGCAATCTGTCTTAATAGCGACAGATATCATTAAAGCGAGATTCACTGAGAAATCGTACTTTTGTTTTACGTTTTCTGACATGGCATATTTGTCTGTGAAGTCTAATATCTTACGGAGTCGGTCATAAACCGAAGTCATAGGTTTTCTACGCTTCGCATCCATTTCATCAACAATATAAGATATCTCGTCTTCCGAACTAGCTTCAAATTCTACCTTTTCATCCTCGTCAGCCTCATCGTAATCCTCATCGAATACCGACTTTGGCTGCTTCTTAACTTTCTCATCTTTGCCTTGTTCTTCAATAAAACGAGTTTTTCTGCTAAAACGTTGAGCATCTTTGCGTTGCTTCCTTCTACTTTCGTGATTGGATTCAAGCATAGCTTTAAAACGTTCTTTAGCAGCTACTCGGTTTTGTTTGATACTATTGGCATCATCGAGAATCTTCTTAGTACCGGAAATAGCAAGATTAGAAATTGAAACCAAGCCTTCAAACTCTAATTTGTTCGCATTCTTTTCTTCCGCACGCATCTTCCGATTAAGATCGGAACGTTGCTTTCGATAAGATGAAACCCATTTTTCATCGGGTTTCTCCTTTGCAAGCTCAATGTTTAGAAGGTTCGTGACTCTCTCTATCTCATCAAGATAAGGAACTACTTTAAGTTCACCTTTCTCCTCTGCGACTTGATCATCTACTGAATCATCAACATACTTATTATAGAGTTTTTTGGCGCTGCGGTTAGTTCTAGCAATTTGATGCTTGAAACTTTCCACAGCAAATGCAGTCTTTGTTTTCGAGGGAGCTGCGCCAAACAATTGTTTTTCCCTTTCAAAGCGAGCTTTCGCTTCATCCTTCTCAATACTCCACTTCGCCTTACCATTATAGCCATGAAAAAATCGTGGCCTGCGGTGCACTACTCCAATTTGAGAAATTTTTTCTTGCACTTCTGAGAAGCTGTTCTTTAAAAATGCAATTTCTTTCTTTGGAGCTTTGTCGGCTTGTGCAGCTTTAATTTCGTTGCTTAAGTGATCCAACTGTTTTTCGAGAGTTCTTTTCTCGTGAAATTTCTTAACTCTCTCCTGATTACTGCGGTAAGCGTTTCGTTTCGCTTCCGCTTCTTCAACAAGAGATTCAGAAATTTCCAGTTCTGTACGATCTACTATAAGCTTGCGTCTTAAATTTTCCAATGTTTTAAGAGCCTTTGGTGTTCGCTTCTTAGAATCATCTGCGAGTTGCTTATCAATTGCTGCGATCTGATTACTCAAATCGGTATGCTTAGCAAGATTTCTGCGCAAAATTCTAGATGAACTCTTATTCACACTTTCACTTTGGTGTGCTGCATTAGCAGAAGGGGGGGTGCCTTGAGGGCGTTCTGGGGGATTTCTATTTTGTCCCCTAGTCACCGATGAAATAGCTCTTCCATCGTGGGTTTTATCATGTCTGTCCTTGACATCTGCCTTTTTCGCCGTGGCAGTGGGCAGGGTTTGCCCCTCACTAAAACTAGTACGCACCATGCATCGTTTTATACTACATGGCGGATAAAGTAAACACCTGGAATACTTTTATTCAATTAGATAATACTAATTCGCTAAGTTGAACATTGTGACCATTAAAATGATCTACAGTTCAATCAAAACAAACTATTATACAGTGTATTGAAAGAAAACACTGTTATAAGCGACGGGTAATACCCGCC